AGTACCTGGCCGGCCGCGCCGGCTGCAGGTATGCCGTGCACGGCAGAAACAGCCGTCCCAACGAAAGCCGTCGTCGCAAGTTTGGTGGTACTGTCGCCGGCCGTCGGCGTCGGCGCAGCCGGCACACCGGTAAAAGTCGGAGAGGCTAACGGAGCTCGGGAAGTATCGGTCGGATGGACGTGATCGCCACGCGACCAGGCGGTTGCACTGCCCGCAGCCGCCGTGCCGTCCATCAGCGGCGTTGCTGATGAGGCTGCAGGTACCGCAGCGCCAACGAAAGCCGTCGTCGCAAGTTTGGTGGTACTGTCGCCGGCCGTCGGCGTCGGCGCGGTCGGAGTGCCGGTCAGCGCCGGAGATGCGATCGGTGCTACATTGGCCCAAGCCGCATTTTGCCGGCCGTAATAGGTGCCATCGCTCGGCGCGTCGGCAATGCCGCCGCCTTGCGCGACCCAATGCGTATCGTAATCGGTCGCAGTATTCTTCGCTAATACCTGACCAGTCGAGCCGCCAGTCGGCACACCGGGGCCTGCTGGCCCTGTCGCGCCTGTCGGGCCTGTAGCGCCAGGCGGCCCGATAGCTCCCGTTGCACCTGTTGGGCCGGCCGGCCCTGTCGCGCCGGCGGGGCCCGTGGCCCCGGTCGGCCCCTGACTGCCAGGGATACCGGCGAGATTGATATTCCAATCAGCGTGTGTTCCAGATCCTAAAATCGTATCGACATTGATTGTGAGACTGCTGCCCGAATAAGCAGTGACCGGTCCTTCCATCCAAGTATTAGATGTACCGGCGCTCGAAGCGCGAGAACGCGCGCCGACAGAATAAGCCAAACCAGTCTGTGTCGCGAAAGCATGAGAGCCAATTGCGACAGCAATCGACGTTGTACTGGTCGCAGCATAACCCGGGCCGGGCGGACCTGGCGCCCCGCCGCCTCCGCCGCCGGCGACGGTCGTATCGGTAAAGCTTTCTTCGGACCAATTACCGCTTACGTCACAACAATATATTCCAATGCTTTTGTGTGTGATCGTCCGCGTCGCGTTGCCCAACAGGATGAGCGCAGCGCCGTTCGTCAGAGTGATGTTGCCGCCAGACGGCTCGAAGATGACTTGTTTGGTGCAGCCGGTAGCGACTGTCACCGGCACGAGATCGCCGTTGTTGTCGAGGATCGGATCGCCATTGGCGTCGATTTGAAAATCAGTCGGCGCTTGAGCTGCCGGTCCGAACGACGTAATCGCGCCGTTGCCGGTAACGACGACCTTATTGCTGTCCACGCTATCGTCAGCCGGCGCCAATGCTACGGTCGCGGCGCATGGCAATGTCACCGGCGGGGCGTCGCCGTTTGCGCATTGCCAAGCTACGGTCGGCATGAATTCACCGACCTAAGGTGTCGATCCAGCCGGCAACAAAGATCGTGATAGTTATAGAGCCTAAATTGGTCCAAGCGCGGAACGTCTGGTTTGAGTCGACGTATTCGGAATCTACTCTATGATAGGCAGAGCCCGACGTCATTGCCGCAACGCCCTCGCCGATGGTATAACAGCCGGCAACATTATTGTCAGGAAGATCTGGACTGTAGAGACGCACGGCCCCCGTCGCCCCCGATGTACAACTAACGAACATGTTCATGATCGGTCGAGTGATGATGCCGAGCGGCACACTCGAGAGAATTATACTCGATACCGTGCTGGAAATACCTACAGAGCTAAGCTCTTGAATCGGCGTCTTGTAGTAAATCCTGTCGTCATGTTGCACAAATGGAGTGATGTGCACCGACGCATCGGTCCTGAAGGGTCGAAGCCGACGCCACGCGGTCGTTCCTGTTGGCTTATGCGTCGCGAGTGGCGTGTTATCAAAATAAAAGTCAATTGCCCCGCTCACCATAATGATAAAGGGATAGTACCAAGTCGCGGCCAATAAGCTGATGCCCGAAGCCAACCCGCCGTTGCCGGTGCCGGCAATCCATGTGCTGCTAATAGATTTGGTCCATGCTGTGAGCGTCTGCAGATAACTTGTGTTTGTTGAATCCGCAGCCATGCCTATGGCGAAGTCCATGACCGTATTCGGCAATGTCGCGTCCATGCTCTGCGTGAGGCCGGAAACGAAATTGTTGAGGACCGGAACCGTCGGCTTATTCGTATCAACGTAGTTTTTAGTTGCGGCCTGCAATGACGCTGTCGGATCACCGGCTAAGACCAGTGGCCCGGTCAATGTGCCGCCGGCGAGTGGCAAGCCTTTTGCCCACAGCGCATTGAGGCGACCATAGAAACTGCCATCAGATGGCGCGTCGATAATTCCGCCGGCGCCGGCATGGGTATCCACATAGCCCTTGGTGGCGGCCCCCAAGGCCGCCGTTGGATCGGCGGCTAACAGCAACGGTCCAGTCAGTGTACCGCCGGCGAGTGGGAGAACAAATTGTTTGGTCGCCGCTTGGAGAGGGGCGGTCGGATCAGCAGCTAAAGTCAAAGCGCCAGTTAGCGTGCCGCCGCTGATCGCCAGAGCAGGCGCCCACGTCGCATTGTAGCGGCCATACATTGTTGAATCGGTTGGCGCCTCGCCAAGGCCGCCGCCGACCGCTCCCGGCGGTCCTTGCGGACCGACCGCACCGGCGGGCCCCGCCGGCCCTTGCGGGCCAGCTGCGCCAGGCGGACCAACCGGCCCGGCTGGACCAGTCGTCGGCACGACTAATTGCACCGTCGGAGTCGCCGTGTTTGGCGCCACGGTGATCTTCGGATCCTCTACCGTCGACGTTATCCGATCGCCATCACTCATCGCGTCGTGCCTTCAACAACAGTGACCGTTCCTTCCCACAGCCGTTCTTGATAGCCGTTCGGCATCAGCCTGACGATGTCGGTGATATAGCTGCCCGGATATAACGACATCGACTGATGGCGGGTAATAACGACCGTGAACGCGCCGCCGACCGCGTCGGTGATATAGATGCCATCAGAATAACCATCCATGTTGATATCGGCGGACGTCAATCCGACTGTCGCCTCGTGATCGCTTTCCTGTATCCGAATTTCCATCTTAATTGTTGAGCCGGTCAGATCGATTGGAGTCGTGGTCACGCCATCTGAATTCACCGAACTATAAAGAAAGGACACAGCCCAATCGTCATTTTTGGCAATATTGATCTGTCCGGTGTAATAAGCAGGACCAGCCATTTGCGGTTACCTCACTTGAGCAAACGCTGCGTCGACTTGTTCGACAGTTGTGATGCTGCCTGCGGCTATCGCGGCATGCAGCTGCGCCTCAACGGCAAAGCATTTTTCGATATAGACCGCGACAGCCTTGGCTAGATCGGTCATCTGTCCGGCGCTCAATTGAATGAACTGGCCATTCGAAGTTTTCCAACGGAAGCTCTGTGTCGAATCAGCACGCGCCAAAGCAGCGGCTGCGCTGATCATCACCTGACTTTCCCGATCGGTCATAACCGAGATCCCGTCAGCAGTGGTAATACCGGCACTTTCCTTTCTCCAGCGAACATTGGCTGCGTAGATGGATAGCTTGTTGGCCGTAGCTACAGCGCGCCAATTTTTTTCGCCCAGCAAAGCCTGCACCTTGCCGGCGACTTCATCTGGAATTGTCAGCACACCATCATCGAACTGAAAGTGAGTCTTTGTCATGTCGATGATAGGCGCGATCTTCTGCGCCAATAAAGCGTAATCCTCTACCGAGATTTCGATCTTCATGTTGATCACCTTGCAAGTCGATAGCCGTACAAAGGCGCATCGAATGATCCCGGCGGCCCGCTCCACCATGGGCCGAGCGGACCGAGGTAACGACTGGTGGCCGCGGCTGAATAGATCGACGTGTAAAAGTTGACCGTATCGCCAGCTAGCAACTCACACATGCCGGCGCCCCACGAGATCAGCTCTTGACCGGCGAATTGTGAAGCCGGACTAAACCCGACAATGAAGCCGTTATCCGGCGCGCCGCTTCGTCGCCGAATTGCATAGACGAAAGCATTGTTGTTGCTGCTATCCCAGACTTGGCCATAGGTGATAAACAGTCGCCAGAACCACAAACCGTCCTCGCCAGTGCCACAGGTAAATGTGCGGCCATCCCAAGTCGAATTTACTAGCGTGCTTTCAATGATCGTGGTCATCAATTGAATCAAGGTCGGCGTATTGCCGGGGATGAGCTGAGACGCGCCCATGTTCGCAATCAAGTGCGGTCGACTGCCAAAGACTGGCCCGATGATTTGCCAATAGGTGCCGCGATAGCACATCAACAATTCTTCGCCGGCGACGATATCCCGAGGGAATAAATCAGTGCCATCCTGCTTTCTGATCGGTACAGCAGGGAGTGCATTGACGCCGATATTTGTCACCCCCGTGTTGTTGTTGGCGATGCGCACACAGATAAAATCGCCTTCCGAGGCCGCCGTGATTGCCGGCGTGAACGGTGCCGTGACAGTATTGGCAGTAGTGCTGGTGTCGATGCACCATGGGATCTTGACGGTATAGGTGTTGATGGTGCCGCTTGGTGTTCCGGCCTGGAAATTGACCAGCTGGAAAAATCCAGCTCCGTCATAGACCAAGGTTGCTATGCCGCCCGCAATGATGTCATTCGCAAGCAGATCAGTGCCACTCGGCCGCCTGACAGTGACCGATCCCGCGCCAGTAGTGATGATCGTATGACCGGTGTTATTGGCTGCGATCTTGACGCGAAGAATAAGACCGGGAGTGTGATTTTCTATCGTTGGAGCATAGGCAACGATGATGCTGTTCGCCGTTCCTGTGTCGATCGCATAGTTGACACTCTGACGCCGAACGGCGCGCAACAATTGCTGCAGATCGGCATCAGTTGGAACGAGCCCCGCGCCCTGAATCATGTTGATCAGTTCACGCTGCGGCATTTCAAAAGCCGCGGCGGGCGGGATCGAGCCTTGAACACCAATCGACGGATTGCCGTTGATGTAGCTGGCGTTGGTATCACTTACGCCATAAGGTTGTTCGTATTTAATTGTCGCCTCCTATTTGACCAAGGCGCTCGCGCTTTACGGCGTTCCAGCCATTGGACCGCCAGCTGCGAGACTCGAATAATCGAACACGAGCTCGGTGTGCGCCGGCTTCCAACGGCGCAAAAGACATTCGAGATCTTCGGCAAGACCGATACGCAAATGCGGATCAACGCCAGCTTGACCGCTCGAGGCGCGAAACCATAACAGCCGCGCCAATCCAACATGGACGGTCCAATAGAACCGCATTTCCGGCGGTCCGATGTACCATCTGAAATCGCCAATGAGTGGATTCGGATCAAGCGGCAACGGCCGAGTATCGCCGCAGTTGGATACGCCCGCCATGAACGGCGCGAATTCTGTGATTGTGACCGTGTAGCCGAGCCGCGACGCAAGAATATCGATAAAGAATTGGCGCGATTGCGCGCCCAGCATCGTCATCCATAGCACTAGAATTTGCTGACGGGCTGCGATTGTCAGCGGATCAGCAAAACAAGGATCAGGCAGGCCCCAAGCTCGTTCCCAATCGGGCAGCAATTCAAAAGTTGTGCGCGGATCGCTTTCGATCTCAAGCAGATCGGCCGCTCGACTATCAACGAAGCCCCAATAGCCGGCGAGCCCGTCAATCGTCTGCACCAATGTGCTGCCGATATAACGCGGCCAGGCCTGCCCCCGCGGCAATAGCGAGAGCATAGCTTGGCTATAATCGGTGCCGGATCGGCGGACGTGTTGATCAGACGGCAAAGATAATATCTCCCAACACCGGCATGTAACCAGGTGCTGACGGCACTACGTCATCAGAGATCAAATCGTAAGCTATGACGCCGGCCGCGGCGGCAATGCCCTCATCGGTCCATGACCGATACCAAGTTTGCCCCGGCGCCGAGCGCTCCTTAAAAAGCGCCAGCAAACTTTCAGTAATGGCGCCGCGCGTCGCTTGAGTATCATCGTTGAGGAATGTGAATGTCATATCGACTGGCAACGGGATCGGCGCTTCAACAAAAAAATCTTTGACCGCGACCGGTCGCACCGTGTTGAGATAATTAGCGACAGTGTCGATATCGTTCACGGTGGGAAAACCATCAAAATCAATATTGGAATCGTCCATCATAAAGCGCACCGTGACCGTCCCGATGCCCATCTCGAGGGGATAGCACCAGGCGCGAGTTACGCCAGGCACACGCAGCGCCCAGGTCACATAATCCAGAGCATCGCCGCCCATCGGGGGCTGTCTGATCCGCAGCAAAACCCGCGTGCGGAGTTCATCATCGGTTTCGACGTCGGCTCCCCCGTCCATCGAAACCACGGCCGCCGCGGTATCGACATTCGGTGGCGGCGTAACAAAAGTTAACGGTGCGCCGGCGGGCAGATTGCCGTCTATTCCGGCAAACGTCGCGGTAGCCAGCACCGGTGTCGGCCCGGCCCCTATCAAAACTTGTTGCGTCGTTTGATATGTGCCGACGCTGCTATTAAGTATCGAGCCAGATGGTACCGGTGCGCCAACGGTCCCAGTAACGACGATGGTGCCGTTTGCTAGCGTTGCTTGCTTACGCCCAATGCTGCCATCAGCGTTGACCAGCCATATTTGACCGTGACGATCGAGCCATATGGTTTCGGCAGTGTCCGGCAGCAACTGCAGCGACAACCAATCGATATATTCCAAAGTCAAAAAGCACAGTGCGCCTTGGGCGTCGCCTAAAACCCGCAGCACGCTGTTCGGAATTGTTGCATCAGCTCCGGGCAAAGAACCGTGGATCGAATCGCGGACGAGCGATCGAACTTCAGTGAGCGTCGGCGTCTGCCACGGCATTAGCGTTGTATCCCCTGCCAGAGCACCTGATACATCAATTGCACTGCCGTTTTTGGACCGCGATACAAGCGGACCAGCGCATCAATACGTTGCTTATCGACGCGAACCGAAACGATCTCAAAGCGCGAACAGATTTGACGATCGACGAATGGCTGCAGCGCATTGACGATGTAAGTATTGACCAACACCTGCGTCGGTCCATATTTTGAGCCTGGAGGCAGAATGGAGCTGCGGCCCAACAGCCAAAGCTTGGTGCCAATCGGCCAGCCATTCCAGATCGTGTCGGCATCCATATCGCCCCACCAGCCTTCACGATCGGTCGAATCTGGATCGGGTAAAAGATCATCGATGCCGGCCAGTGCATTGGTGCCGAGCGCCACGGCAACCGCGGTCGCTAGCGCCTGGCTGTCATCGAGCGATCCATCGGCGAGCAGCTGCCAATCGAGCTGCACCGAATAGGCGGGAAATTGATTGTTCTGAACGAGCCGGATGTCCGGCGTCGGCGTCAAGCCGAAGTCAGGCAAGGTAGCCATGAAATTCTCTGATGGTTTTAGTTAGCCGATGCGGCCAGGCACGTTGATGGTCGGACCTTTGATGGTGACGATCAGGGCATATTTGCCTTTTTTAGGAGAGCCGCCGCAGTAGAATTTGGAATCACTTGAGGCCTCGGCGAGCGGAGTGCCCTGCTGTTGCGAAGATCCGCCAGAGCTGGTGCCGGCCTTACTGCCACCGCCAGATCCGCCGCCGCCCGAACCGCTGCCGCTGGTAATCAGTTGGACGATCTTGCCTGCAGCTCGAGTTGCATCCTTCGTCATATCGAAGAAAATCTTTGCCGACTGATTTTTGTCTTTGAGCGACTTCTGTCCCAGCTTCTGGCCGCCAAAGCTGCCGAACGAATTGGTGCCGCTCGTCGCGCTACCGGTCCCGCCGGTATCATAGAGCGTCGGCACGCCGGGGATCGGCTCTGTCAAAGGATCCGTAATGTGCTTGATCGTACCGGCAAGCAGTGCGGCCAGAGCGGCTTTGTGGGCCGGACCGCCTGGCAGCTGCAGCATCTGTTGAGCCTGCATGCTCTGGCTGGTCTGATCTTTCTCCGAACTTTCATTAAGGAGCGCCGAGCGCCAGGTCTGATCATTCGGCGCCGAGTGAAAAGTGCCATCGCTCGACATTTGAACCTGCTGTTTGCGACCTTGCGTCGAAAACATCCCAGAATCGCCTTTGTCGAGGCCCATCAAGCGATGGCGCCGATCGTCCATATTGCCGGCGACCGGGAACGAACGATTGCCACCCATAAAGCTGATAAATGTTTCGGCACATGATGCGATCTGAGTAGCCGCACCGCCGGCGCTGCCCATCGCGCTGCCGGCGAGTTTCTGAATGGCATCCATTGCTACGCTGGTGAAACCGAAGTTTTGCGGGCTTTCGATTTTGCTGCGTGACTCATTGGACATAAAGTCACTGCCATGCTCCTGCATGAGCTTTTGGTCATCAACGCCATTGACCGTAGCTCTGGCACCGCCGGCAACGTAGGAACGAAACGAACTGTTCGCAGGCGTCGCACGATGCATTGCAAACTCCACTATGCTGATAAAGCTAGCCCGAGCGGCGGACAAAACGCCGGATGCACAACTTTATTCTCGGCGCGAATTTGATCATAACGACTAGCGTCACCATAGAGGCGATAGCTGATGACAATGCTCGGCAACGACGCCGTAAATTGGTAAGCAATCATTGTCGGCAATGGCCTTGCCGTTTGGACGAGATGATTGACCAAAGCTGCACGCAGCGAAATCAATGCGCGATAAACCATTGCATCCATTGTATCGGCAGCGGTCTCTTCGGCATCATTGAAAGCACGAGGAATTACAGCAATGATACCATCGACGTCCTGACGACTGACAAATATCATTGCCGAGATGATTTTGGCCTCTTGCGCTAATGCAAGCTGAATACTGAAATCCCGCACCAGCGTCGCCCCTAAGGTTTTGGTTTTCTCGGCCGATGTTAAAACTCGGATTTCTTCCATCTGGATAAGTGAACAGCCAGCCTGGCGCACCAGATCAAAGCAATTATCGAGGGCGGGACCGATCGTATCGGCAGCGCACAATCTATCTGCATAGGCAACAACAGCGCCGATCGCGATGCGCGCCTGTATCCCCATCGCGCTGCTGGGATCCACAGCAGCGATCAAATTGCTGCACAGCCGCCTGATAAGCGGCACGGCCTCAACGATCTCGACTTTATTCATGGCGTATGTCCGGCCATGCCAGCCGCGGCTTGGGCACGCATTGCGTCAGCCGCTTGATTTACTAAGAACGCGGTATTCGCCGTGAAAGCCTGTGGCGGCACGCCGAATTCGGCGAATTCGATATCAAATACGCAATAGCCACCAAATCTCTCTTCTTCGGTTAAGCGATAACGTGTGACGACGACATTTTCCGCGGGCAATGTCGGCAACTGCAGCGTGCCCGGCCCCATGGTTTCCAAAGCGCCAAGCAGCAAATCGCGGGCGACGCGATAGTCAATGTTATAGAGCTCGAGGCCGGTGCCATTGAAGGTTGTCGGAAAGCAGATGCAATAAGCCCGCACGGTAAAAGATTTGGCTCGACGCCCCATGTCCTCGCTGTAGGGCAGCTCCTTCTTTGGAAACTCATGGGTAACAATACGGCGGCCATTTTCTTTGCTGCCAGCCTCGACATGAAAATGCGCGTTGCGATACGAGGCCGGCAGCAGCGCATCACGCCAGGGACTATGAATATCGGTAATGTCGCCCATCAGCGGATCGCTGGAATGTTTTGACCTTGCGGCACAGCCGCCGGGGCGTCGATGCCAGGTTCGGCCGGTTGATTGCTGCCAGCGCTCACGTTGTAATCATTAAGCAGCCACGGCATGGCGAATTCCAGTTCGGTCTCGGTGCCGCTCGCCGAATCTTGCGTATAGGTCGCGCTCTTGATCTTCATCGTCATGTCCAAAGGGCACATCGGCGAATTGATGTAGACATTCTCACCGGGCCACCAGAGATTATTCTCGTCGCGATACCAACCTTGCACCGTGATATGCGCCTCTAGCCTGGTGCCCTCATGCCACTTCGCCTCGTTCTTGGCGCGATCGATCACTTCGGCGATCGATTTCACCGGCTGCTCGGCCGGCGTGATCAGGATCGAACTCAACCAGCCGCTGCCGCCCCATGAACCTTCGAGCTGACTGGCTTGGGTAAAGGCATTTTCATCGGATGCTGCAGCTTGACCGATCACCTTGTACTCGGAATACATAAAATCCTTGTGGATTAGATATTGGCATTTCTTGATGTTCTGACCTTCGAGCAGCGATGTATTGAGAACCGGGAAGCCATGATTGCCGATCAACAAAAAATTGCCGAATGAATCGCTTCCCAAAAGAATGCCGCGCGGCCGGGCGATACGCTCGAGGAAATCCCAGACCTGTTCGCCGGGCTGATTTTGCAATTTGTCGAACGGCAGCGGATTGAGCGTGCCGATCACCTTGATGCCGACCGGGAAATTCGACAGCACCTTGGTCGCGACCTGAAAGAAATTCATGTTGTCGAAATTGCCAGTCGTCGTGTTGACCGACGAGATCGCTGGCCATCTGGTAAAACTTTTGCCCTGCAGCTCGACCTGATGTCTGGTCGCGTCATAGGCGACTTGCCGAGTTTCAATCCGGCCATTGATCACTTCGGTGCCGCCAAGAATAATTTGGACATCCTCACCTGGAACGAATTGCAATTTGGCGAAAATGCCCGGCGGCGTATCGCGCTCGACCGCGACAAAACGAAAATGCGACGAATCTTCGGCCCATTGCAAATGAACCCAAACGCTCTCCCAATCTTTGAAGTCCATGCCCGCAACCCGCAAAATCGCTTGTTCGCGTGGTACTGTCGGATCGCGCGCCGGCAATGTGTAAACGTTGTCAGGACCCGGCACTGATCCGTTCATAACGGACTCGCGCCTTGTCCGGCGCCAGGCCGCGCCGGCGTCATCTGCGTTTGCCGGCTCATCTCGGTCTTTTTGAACAAGCCGCTGCCGCCGAGCGTCACGTCGGTACCATGCGGTGCTTTGATGTCGGCTGTCAGTTTGCCCGAACCCTCGACCTTGACGGTATGCACGCGGTGCGCGTCGACCGCCGCACGATCGGCAACTGCCCCACCACCCCCAGCGCGCTCGCCACGGATGGCCCTAGTAATCGTCATTCCCTCGGCTGCTTCCTTGTGGCCAGGATTGACTTCACCATGTCCGAAGACCGGCGTACCCGGATAATTTTCATGAATGAATTTCTGCGCGGCTGCGACTTGCGCTGGCGTTACGTCGCGATCGTCCTTGGCGATCACTTCCATGCCGACAATATTTCGGTTAGTCAGGAAAGGATGACCAGCACCGAGGATCGGCGAAGTTCGATAGCGCGATTCCGGCATGATGTTGGCCGCACCGGGGCCACCGATCTGGTGGATATTGCCCTGGCGATCCATGGCATATTCAACGCCAAGGTGACGGCCGCGCAGCGTCGCTTGTAAGCCGGCGATGTCGCCACCACCGCCGGTGTGATGCATGATGAAAGCTTCCGGCGGCTGGCCGGTCGCCGCCAACATGGCGCCCGGCGCCGCTGCAGTCGGCCCCGCTGCTGACTGCTCCGCCGCCTGCGATCGCGTCGCACCGGCACCCTCGGCAACGCGCGTCGCTTCGCCCATATGCTTGAGCACTTCCTGCGGCCGCCGGAACGGACCGAAATAGCGGCTTGGGCCAGTCCAGCGGCCGCCAGCATCACGCCCGCTGATATGGCCAGCCGTTTTAGCCTGCTCGAATTCGCCGACCATGGCTTTGACTTGCGCATTCACGTCGCCGACGTTGGAGCCCAAGCCGCGCCGCGCTAAATCTTGCGCGCCAAATTGGAAGAGACCTGCCATCTGGCCGCCATGTCCGGTCTCTGGCGCTTGAACGCGGAAACTCGATTCCTGAGATGCCAATGCGGTCCCTAACCGTGCCCATTCTTGTGGAGAACCGGTGGTGATGCCGTATTTGGGTCCGTCCTCCGGCACGAAACCATTGAGGGAGGAATTCTGGAATTGCCCGACGAGATTTTGATAAAGACTGCCCGGATCGACCCGACCGCCGCTGACTTTGATCGGCCCACCACCACCGCCGCCACTGAGGCCGCCCGCGCCACCACCGCCGCCAGCGCCGCCCATGCCAGCACCACGGGTGAGTGCATCGAAGAAGCCACCACCGCCGCCACCGCCGCCGCCAAGTACGCCACCGGCTTTAGCACCACGCGTGAACGGATCGAAGAAACCGCC